TGTGCCGCCAGGTAGTGCAAATCCGTTTGCCATGAAATAAACATATTGACCTGAAGTTACACCAGCATTGGCTACATTGTTTTGTGCGCCATCGTTGTAACTAACTCTAATTACGTTATTTCCTGCTGTATTACCAGATGAAACTATAAATTGTAAAACTTCTCTTGTTTGACGTAAATAGTCAAACTTTGGTTTTTGATTACCAGTATCGGTATTTCCCCATGTTGGCATTTCTTTTCTCCTTTTAACCTCGGGTTAGTTATGTTAAGTATTTATCTAATCTAGCCTCTTGGTGCTTCTTTAGGCTTGTCTTTCTTGTCATCTTTTTTGTCGTCTTTCTTCTTTGTTGGATCTGGTTGATTAGGACGACTTCTCATCAATGGATCAAGTTCTACTGTATCTCTTTTCTCACCTGTTAGTGTAGTACCGCCAGATAATGTGCCTGCAGCTTCAGATTTCTTTTCACCATTATTATTTTCTGCATTCTTATCTTCTTGCTTTTCAAATTTAGGTTTTTTACCATAAGATGCTACAGATTTATCTTCTTTTTCCCAATCATGCATATCTTCTTTCATAGCTCTTTTTTTAACTACACCTAAAATTAATTGAGCTTTTCTAGATAATTTTTTTGTAACAGATTCTGCGCCACCGTTTGCTCCATCTGCTGGTGAAATTGTTGCTGATTTTGTATCACCTATTAAGTCTTCTTGTATTTCAAACTGTTCTCTGTGTGGAAAACTAGAATCTTCTGGTTCTTTTGTTACATCTAAAGTATCAGCATCTTCACCTTTAGCATGAGATAATCTAATTTTATATGATAATACAGCATTAGCTTTACCGCCTTTAACTCTACCAGCTAAAGTGTCTGTAGTCAATTCTTCAGCATCAATGCTAGTGCGATTTTCATCTGCGTCTTTATTTAATTTTGAAGCCATTACTGAAGCTGCTATTTCTGTAGTGTATTCAACTTCTTCTTTAGAAATTCTAATCTTATAACTCTTAAACTCGTTTGGTTTACCACCTTTGACACGACCACGAAGCATATCTGTGGTCTTTTCATCAGGATGAGCTGCTTCACTTGTTGGTTTTTTCATAGTAACAACCTTTGATGAATTTGTATGAACAGGTTTAATTTCGTGATGTTTACTAACCTTTTCTAAATCTTTTTCTCTTTGTGCTGTAGGTGAATGAACATCTTTAGAACGAGCATCACCAGCATATCGGCTAGTTGTCATATCTTCCATTTGAGTGCCTGATTGATGGTCTCTTAACCATTTCTTAAATTCATTAGATTTAGCATAAGCATCTTTTGTATCAACGGCAGCAAATTTAGGATTAATTCCTCTAGATGATAAGAATTTATCTAGCATAGCTGTTTCATTGATATTAGATTTTACTGACCAAGGATCAGATGGATTTTTTCCAAATCTGCTTGCTGGTGCAATATTCTTTTTAATTACATCTTTTAGTGTTTTAGCCATGTTGTTCTCTTTAGTTAGAAATTTTACCCATCATTGTTTCTTGTTTTACTTTTTTTAGTGCTTGTTTAGCAATATCTTTAACTCTAGACATTGGTGTATGTTTAGCACCAGACTTATCTGTTACAGTACCAGGTGATTTTTTCCATGGTGATTCTTTTTGCCATGAACCTTCTGCTTCTTCTTTAGCAACTTGTGATGCTGTTTTATGACCAGCAATAACTGCTAAATCTTTACCTGAAATGCCATGTTCTTTGCCTACTGCATTGTAGTCTGCTGAAGTAAATTCTTTATGACTTTTGTATCCTTTTTTATCAGCATGGTTCATCATTGAAGTGTAGATATCTTTCATTTTGCCTTCATTGATTTCAACTTCAGTTTCTTCTTTAGCAACTTGTGATGCTGTTTTATGACCAGCAATTACTGCTAAATCTTTACCTGAAATACCATGTTCTTTACCTACAGCAGTATAATCAGCTGGTGTAAATTCTTTATGGCTCTTATAACCTTTTTTATCAGCATGCATCATCATTGAAGTGTAGATATCTTTCATCTTGCCTTCATCAATATATTCTACATCTTCTTTAGCTAACTTATCAATAGCTAAATCATGGCCTTTTTCTCTTTTCCATGCACCACTTTGGTACTTTTTAGAAAGACTAGACCATGTTTCTTTTTTTCTTGGACTTCTAGCTGTATTAGATTTAGCAAGAAAATCTCTAGCTACTGTTTGTTTAATACGAGCATCATGAGAGGCTTTCTTAGCATATGATGCTAAAGTTTTTGGATCCAACTCATCAAGTTGTTCTACTTCTTCTTGCATTCTACCGTCATGAACTTTCATTACTCGTTCAATCTTACGAACTCTTAAACCAGCAAATGGACCTTTACCCATAGCTTTGTTTGCTGTTTCAATAGCATGACCGTCATGTTCAGCATCGATTAATAATTTAGCCATCCAGTTACCATCATTGTCTTCGTAGTGAGCAACATGAGTATAATCACCATCATCTTTACCTTCATCGATTAAATCAAATTCAATATCTTCTTGATAATGGTCACATCCATCATCTACTTGATGTTTGTCGTGATGTTTTTTAAAATCAGACACTCTCTTTTTATGCTCTCCTTTTTCTTTATGGCGTAAATGTTTTAATTCACCCATAACTTCTTCTTGTGTTACTTGCTCTAATTCTTTAGATGTGAAATAAGCTTGTGGAGTAGGTTTACCTAATTTGTCATCTGTTTTGATATCTACAGGACCTGGATTAGTAGTAATCTTTTGTCTTTCTTTTGTTTCACCTTTATTTTCTGTATTAGGTTTAGTAATGTCTGCATCTTCTTTCATCGCTTGCTTAGTAGCAGTAGCATACATTACATTTTTCCAATTTTTACCATACTTTGCTTTAAACTGAGCAGTTTTATCTTTCATGCTCATTACAATTTTTTCTCTTTTCTTCATTTGAGCATCAGACATTTCTTCTTCACCAAGATTGTTATCGGTGAATACGTCAGGAGCACCTGCTAAAGGACCTTTTGCTTCTAACATTGATTTTAATTTCTTAGCAAAAGATAATTCTTCTTTATGCATTGATTTTTCATGACCCTTAACTTCTTTTCTAGCAATATCTTTAACTTTAGCATAGTCACAATCAACTTTACCATCTTCTGTAACCTTAACTGGATATTTTTTGCCTTTGAATTCAAAATGTGATTGGCCTGCTTTGTGAGCAGCATGTGCAGCCATGCGTAAGCCAGATTCATCCATTTCAGCTTCATCTAATTTAACTTCTTCATCCATTTCATCATCTTTTTGTTTAGCACCACCGTAAGCATGACCAGCAACCTTACGGGTAGCAGATGGAGAATGTCCTTTTTCTGCCTTTTCAGCATCTTGTTTATCTCGTAATGCGTCTAGTTTCTTTTTACGAGCAATAGCCTCTGGATCAGGTTTAGCTGGTTCAACTTTAGCCTCTCCTAATACTTGGTTAACGGCATCAATCATTGATTGGGTTACTTTATCTTTTTGAAACATTTTTATTTCTCCTTTATCTGCATTTCCACTTGCGTAATGCGAGTGCTTTTCTTGTTGGTTTACCATCTGGTTTTTTCATTGGTCCAGGCATTCCACCCATTCTAGCACAGAATGATTTTCTGCGTTTAGCGGCTTTACTTCCTGGTTTTACTTTGCCTGTAACGGCCTTTTTTAATTTAGATCCTGGATTCTCTCTACGATAAGAAGCAATTCCTTTTGCATTTAAACCACCTGTAGGACTTTTACCTTCTTTTCTGCGCCAAGCGGCAGTTTCGTATAGTTCTTCATCTGAAACATCTTCAAGATTTTCCCAAAGAATATCTGGATCAATATTACTTTCTTCTGCGATGCCATCAACTACTTCTTCTAAAATATCAAACAATTCTTCAAGTTCTTCTGTTGTAGGCTTAACTTGTAATCTCTTAAATGCGTTATCAACACCTTTTTGTCTTTTTGGTACTAATTTACCATACATATCAGGTTGATAGCCAGTCTTTTTTAATTGGTCTGTTGTAACTTTATCCAAATATCTCTTAACTGTTTCTTTGTCTATTTCATTTACTTGTTCTACTTCTTCAGGTACACAGTTTGGTACTGTTCTACCATTCTTTTGTTTAGTACCAATTGCTGTATAACCTTTCCAACAAGCCTTTTTTAAGGCACCTGTAGGTTTCTTAACTTCGTCAAGATATTGTTTAAATTTTAGCATTTTTCTTCTTCTTCTTTAATGAATAGTCATTTTGTATATGTCTAATAGGGTCTTTATAACTGTCCATACGTTCTTTATTGTCTGAACCGCCCAAGACACCACCAACACCAGATTCTACATCATTTTGAAAGCCATTAAACTCTTTAATGCTTTTTCTAAATTTATTAAACGGTTTCTTTTCTGCTAATGGATTAGGTTCTAATTTAGCACCTAGCATTGCTGTACCGTTCTGACTTGCGTTACTATATTCTCTATCTTCGCTATATGTTTGGTCGCCAAGTCCGGCACCTGCTGCGGCACCTTGACCACCTGCTCTTGTATCGTATGTTCTTCCTAAGCCTGGTGGTTGAGTCACTCGACCAGCACTTAATGAACTATTACCTCTTTTTAACTTCTTGTTCTTATCATTGTCATAATTAAAGTTTGGTTCTTTTGGTGGTTTATTCCAAGTTAATGTTGGTGCTGCTTCATTATAAGCACCAGACCAAGAACCACCCGAATGACCTTGACCGTTTGGGTCTTTTCTAGGTAATACATTACCTTTAATTTGGTCACCTTTTAGTGTATTGTCACTTGTAACACTAAATCTACTTGTGCGATTATCTCTTTTAATATCTGCAGGACCTTTTGCTTTATAGAAAGCATTATATTTACCTACAGTTTTAAGTTGAATACCTTTGGCATCTTTTTCATTGAATAATTCATTAACTTTTTCATTCAAGTTAATGTTTCTCAAATACCAATCATCAACTGTTTCGTTTATCGCCTTAGCATCTAAAAATATCTTTGTTGATTGATAGATGTCATTGATATCTTCTTCTTTTGTATCAATATAACCTGTATTATCAAAGGCAACAAAGTTGTTAAATGCCTCAATGAAATATTTAGTATTTTCTTGAGATTTACTCCACTTATCCTGTCTAATAGATTCAACCATCATTCTGGATAGTAAAGTATTTCTTTCTTTAGATACTTCGTTAGTTGTATTGACAAAAATCATCATGGTTTCGTAACCAAGTTCTTCTAATTCTTCTTTGATATGATTGATTTTTTCTAAATCATCAGCTGGACCGTTGATAATTAATGGACCTCTTGTTCTGACTGCTTCATTTCTAGGATTCATTGATTTCATAGCAAGTTTTTGTTTATCGTTAAGAATATCTACCACTTGTGTAAAGTTTAATTCAGTAATCTTTGATTCAGCAATAGCTTCACGAATAACAATATCTTTACCTGAACCTGGACCACCAGTCACAAATATTGCTTTAAACATACCTCTATCGAATTGTTCATTAAGACCCATGCCTCTACGAACATCTTTCATTAATTCTCTAGCGTGATGGTCAGGAACATGAGATGGAACACCTTGTCTAAATGATGAGAAATCATTGTTCTTAGCGTGTTCTCTCATCTTTGTACCAGACATACCTTCTGCACCTTCCGAATCTGGATCACGATGGCCTGCTGACTTAACTTCTATCTTTTTGAAATTGAAGTAACCGTGTTGTCCTTCTTTACCATTGTATTTGTGTAATAAGTCCTGATATTCTTTAACTCTATCAGAACCAGCAACCATAATCAAATGGTCGTGTCCTTGAGCATGCAATTTAGCAGCATGATGTAATATAGTTGGATGGTCTTTTGAAGATGTTTCAAAATTAGTACCAGGTGAATATCTTTTTAAATGTTTAAGTTTTTGTTGGCCTGATAATGGATTTCTTTTTGAATCTTGTGTATGAGTAACAATAACTTTATGTTTAGCTTTGTTTTTATCTGCTATTTCTCTAACCTTATCAATAAGTTTTAGATGACCTGATGTAGGAGGATTCATACGACCAAAACCTACCACCACAGGTTTATGTGTCGATTGTTTTTCTTCTACTAATTCTAAAAAGGTCTTCATTTTCTCACTTTTAAAAGGTTGGCTTTACTAAATTCTGCTCTATTAACTAATTTTGTTGGTTCACCAGCATGATTGATAACAAACCCTTCTGGATTTGTTCTCTTTTTACCAATATGGTGTTCTAAACCGCCCTCATGTTGGTTTAAATTATTAACTAATATATCTTTTGCTTGCTGTAAATGATGATGCATTTTCAACAAATTATTATAGTGTTCTTTATTGTTATCTATATGGTCTGCATGCTTATTAGCTTCACTTGCTTTACGAGATTGTGCTGCTGGTGTTTTTAACTTATCAATCTCTTTTTTATACTTACTAGCTATATGCTTTTTAAGTCCTTCAGCAGATGGAGTTTCACCTGTTCTGACTGTATGATTTATATATGTTGCTAAATGCCCAGCATCTCCTTGATGTGGTTGTGTAGCTTTATACATTGTTGATTTATGTTCATCATGTATTGCTTTTGCTGCGGCCATATGAGAATTAAATTCTTTTTGGTCATTTTCTGAATAATGGACTTGTTTAGTATCGTGATTGGCTGATTTGTGCCATACATCTGGATGTTGTGCGAAGTTATGTAAATCTGGATGTGGGTCTGCTTTCATTGAAGCAATATTGTCACCATGATATTGTGTGTGAACAATAACACCCATTTTAGATTTTCTAATCTTATTTGCTTCTTCACCTTTTCCTGTATATGTAATGGTATTAGGAGTGAAAGAAACACCGTTTTTAGTTTCTTTTTTATCAGTTGAACCAAACATCATATCACCTTGATAAACGCCTGTTTTAGGTGATACTTTTTTGAGATGATTTAAAGCGTCATGGAGTTTGTCCATAAGACCAGGCGCATGGCCGTGATTCTTTTCTATATCCTTATGGGTATAATTCAACTTTGGATTTTTATTGAATGCTGATTTGGATGCTACAAAGAATTTACCTGTTTCTGGATGATGACCAAAAACAACAGCAGGCGAACCATCATATTTCATTGTTAATGCTGAACTGTGACCGCCAGATTTTATGTGTTCGTGCGCTTGATTTAATGCATTGAAGGCGTGAGTAAAACCTTTGCCACCATGTAATAAAGGCCTGTCTTCAGCATGATGAATGTGCTTAAGTTTGCCTTCTGGTGATGGCTCGTATTCTTCTTTTAAAAACGTCTTGAATGTTATCATTAAATCTTTCTGACTGCAACACACTATGGTTGCCTGTAACGATTACCTATTTATACAACTTTGATGCTTTTGCTTTTGGAACGCTAGAATTGTTGGCTATGATATATAGATATCGGAAAATTGAGTTTTGGTAATAATAGATACAAAATCCGAACAAATTCCATAACAATCAGGATTATATCCTTTAGAGATATCATTGTTCCATTCAGGTAAAACACAAATACTATTCTTGGTTAATGGTTTATCTGGATAAGTCCAAATATAACCTTTAGAAGTTAAAGTGAAGTTATCTTCTTGATGCCAAAAGAAATTTAATTTTGAATCGGCACCCAATACATATAGAGCATCTAAATTTTTTGCGTGAATCCAAAATCTAGAATCTTCTAAAAAACTATATTCAACTTTGTATGTTGGACTATCATGGCCAAGATACCATTGATTATCTACAAACCAAACATCAACTTCAACATCAAATCCTTTAATTAAAGCTTGATTGATTTGAGTAGGACTATTTTCTTTATCTTTATCTGGACCATCAAAAAGACCACGATGTGCAATATATTTCATTTTATAATATAAGCGGTTGGCGCTTTAATACCGGTTGTATGTAATGTTAGACCCATTTCTTTAATAAAATCATCTGCACCATTCGATTCACTCCAACTATGATAAGCATATTCATCAAATACAATTACTCCGCCAGTTACAATATTATTCCAAAATGTTTTGAGTGCTGCATATGTTGGTTTATCTAGGTCCATATCCAAATACAATATACTGATTCTTAAACCTGGTTTTTCTTCTACTGTATTTTGTGAGGTTTCAATGATATCACCTTTAATCAACTCAAACTTTGATGAATCAAAACCAGCATTAATAATTTTATTTTGAATTCCTTCATACGAAACATCATCTACAATTAAATTTTTATCTCTTGTAAAAACTTGCTTCATTGTATCTTTATCTACACCAGTTTTCATATCATCAACAAAACTTGGATCAAAAAAATCATAACCCATTACTTTCTTGATACTATTAGGTTCGTTCATGGCCAATATTTTTAACCATGCCAAGATTCCTGAACCTTTGAAAACTCCACACTCAACAATATCGCCAGGTAGATGTTTTGTCATTTCATAGAAATACATTTTACTGTATAACTTATTAAACACAACTCTATCATTACTAAACATAAAGTTATTGTAACTGTCATACATATTTTGATTTTTTTGGATATCGGAATTGTCGTTGTATAGATTTGTCATAGCACTAGTTCTGTTCCATTCTTTCTTAATAGATGTTTAATTGAATTACGGACCAATTTGGTTATATTATTATGTTTAAGTGCGTTTTGTAATATGCCATGTGGAGGACATAGATGACTATCTTCGTAGATAGGATTATAAAACTCATTAAACATAAAATCGGACATCTTAATCATGTTATCTCTTGAAGTGAAAAAGAATTGGTCACCAGGTAAAGCATCAGCTGGGCTAGTACCGTGATGATAACCCATTTCATTTTCTTGAATATCTAATATAATAGGTTCGTCTTGATACACCAAATCAAATCGAGTGCGGACTAAAATATCATACTTAAAATTGTTTTGGTTCTCGTAATGTTGAACCATTTCTGTTGCAATTTTAAACTTACGATATTGACCATACGACTGATAAGCATTTTCTGGTATGTTCAATTTAATTTCTCGCAGTTCATTCTTAATTATTTCGTCTACTTGAGAAAATTGTTCAATGTTTGCCAATTTAACATTTACGTCAGATAATCCTTCAATCCATGTCTGTTCGGTAATAAGTTCATCTTGTGTATCAGTCACACCCCATCCTCTAGGATGATATCCATATCGTAAATCGTATGAACAAATAAATGTATCAATATCTCCAAATTGTTTTAGAAAACTTGGCTTTGTTTCGTTCCAAGTTCTATAATTTCCAACAATCATTACCGCTGTTTTCATTTGTAATGCTCCAAAAAGTAATTTAAATCTTCTGGAGTACCAATACCCCACATTTTCTTAATATTTTTAACACGAATCTTTTTGCCATCACCAATAGCTTCATTGAATACAGGACAAACATAAAATTCATTATTAGTGCGAATATTCTTTTCAATCATCTGTTCTGCATACTTAACATAGTCAGAACCTTTTTTCCAATAATAGATACCAACTGTTGCCATATTAGAAATAGGTTTCTTCTCTGCAACTTCAGATACAAAACCATCTTCACCTAACTTAGCATAAGACCATTTAGGATGAGTGGCTTCAAAAGTAATAATGCCTCCATCGATAGAATCAGCAGTAAAGGCATATAAACATTCATTTGAATTCCATTCAACAAACTGGTCAGAGTTTGCCATCAATAGAGGTTCGTCACTATTAATTAATTCTTTAGCTAGTAACGTGGTACATGCAGCGCCTTCGGTCAAACCATCAACTTGTATAATATCACAACCGGGCGCAATCAAATTTAAAACTGATTGTAAATTATATTTCTCGTAATGTTCTTTTTGGCAAATAAAAATAAAATGTGCATCTACATTTAGATTATCCACTACAACTTGAATCATTGGTTTACCTTTGACTTCAATCAATGGTTTAGGGAAAGTATAACCTGCTGAAGCAAATCTACTACCGGCACCTGCCATAGGAATCAATACATTCATCTTCTTATTTCTCCAAGGTATGGATTTTATACGACCACTATCTTCAAATTCTTCAATATAGCTTAAAAAATCTTCCACATTCAAATCATAAGCATCTTTTACTGGATACAAATGTGCACCAGAGTTAAATGCGCCTTCACGGCCAATATGTGAATCTTCCACAATGATAGTATCTTTAGGTAGAGCTTTCATCATTGTCATACATTTCCAATACATTTCAGGAAATGGTTTTGGATTAAACACATCTTCGTTGCTTACATAATAATCAACATAATTTAAAATATCCATACATAATAAAGATGTCTTTACTGTTTCACGAATACTGTTGGACGCTACTGCAATCTTCCATCCTTTAGAATTCAGATTATGCATTATTTTAAGAATATCAGGATTCTTTGGTGCTGTATGAATTAAATCAAATGTTTGTTTTTGTTTTTCTTTCCAAATTTCATCATACCAATCAATATGCAAACCTTTTTCTTGAGTAAGCATCTGTAATTTTTTTGTAGTGTTTAGTCCGTCATATTTTGATAAATGTTCTTCACGGGTAATAATATAGTTGTATGAATCGGTTACTGTATGTATAGCACGATTGAGAGCTTCATAATGTAGCTCTCTACTGTCCATTAAAACACCATCAAGGTCAAATATAACTAACTTTACTGCCATGTTGTTCCTTCTAAATCTAGCCAATACTTAACTATTTTACCTTTGCCTTCTAAAAGATAGAATGGTAAACAATGCATTAAACCCCGACCAGAATTATAGTATAACAGATTTGCTGGTGCTCTGTCAAGCGACCAAGCAAAATGGCTAGTACCTGTGTCACCACCAATGAATGTTTCGGCAGTCATAATGTGGTATAAATTTTGGTCAAAATTGGTAGAGTATCTCCAGCCTTCAAACTCACAGGCTTTGGCAAAATGGTCATGCACACAAATTACCTTTTCATAATCCTTATATTCATTCGTTGAATACTTTGCAATAATTTCCTCAAAGACGTGGCGAGGCCAATTACGATATACATTATATGGAGCATCAAAGATTGGACAAACTACAATCTTCTTTTGCATAGGTTCATTATTTGGTATAATAACATTGTCACCAATGATATCACGGAAATCCCAAAGATTGACTCTTCGCCACGCTAATTCTTTATCACCAGGTTCAGTAGAAAAATAATCTGTATTCTTTAACATAAACTGGTAAAACTTCTGCACATAATCGGCAGAATTAACTGAGCCTTGTTTCATATGAAACTTAATTTCTGGTGTTTGTTTTCTTAAATGTGCTATAACATTTGCAACACCAATTAAATCACCATTACGAAGTGGACCACCAAACACTCCTTCAATAATATTGATAATCACAATAAACTTTCTAATTCATTATTATGCACTAGTTTAGATTTACGGTCCAAATAGAAATGTTTTTTAAATACTTGATTAATATCTTTACCATTATCCCAATAACAATTATCACCTTTTCTGAATTCAGGATTCCAATCTTCTGCTTTCCATACAACATAAGAGGAAACATTTAATAAGTCTGCAAGAACGGCCACACCAGTAAAATTAGTAATGAAAGGTTTCTTTAGATTTTTAATGATGTATGCGTTAGTCAATAATGAATTTTCATACGATAAGAATTTAAAATCTTTTAAATGAGATAGAACAGCAGTTGCTCTTCTATCATCTGTGCCTGGTGCATCCCATCGGTCACCACAGTAATAAGCATCTTCAATTTCAATATCTAATTCAGGTACTTTAATTTCTACATCATCATCAACTTCAAATTCTAAATTAGGATAGTTATCTCTCAACCAGTTTTCATAACGACAAGTTTCAATTGGTCGATTTGGATTACTTTGTTCTTCTCTAGTCCAAGAACTGAGGTTAATGATACTGCCATACACAAAAACATCACTATCAAACTCAACTGAAGAAAAGATATCTTGATAATTCAAAAACTCTTTGATACCTTTAAATTTATTCAAATCTCTTTTAACAATGAGGTCAAATTTTCCATATTGTTTATAAAGACCAGACAAAACAGGAAAGCCATTTAAAAAATCACCTAAGTTGGCAGTTGAGCTAAGATATACTTGCATGATTATCTCTTTTTTGCAATAATAGTTAAAATGTTTGGAAGGTATGAAACCGGTTTACGAATTTCATCCTCATGATTACAGATATACATTGGTATGAATCCTGCTTTGTCTATCAATGTAATTAATCCATGAGAATCAAAATGATGGAAGTGTTCATTTTCTTTACGGTGTTTCCATGTTCTAAACCATTCAGCACCCATTCTTTCGTGCATCCATGGTAATGATATCATAACATATTTTGTGTTAATTGAACCGAGAAACTCATGGATATTTGGAGAAGGAATATGTTCAATAGAATCAAAGAATGTAATGACATCAACTTCAACATCTTTGACATTAGCCACAAACTCCACATCATTTGGGAGAGGATAGTTTGATATATCATGTCCAAAACATTTCTTACCATTCATGTGAGCATACTTCAGAAATGCTCCATCACCATAACCAAAGTCACATATAGAATCAAACTTAACATATTTTGAAAGTAAATCAAAACGTAATTTGGACATACTAAAGTCCATTTTAGTATAATACTGCATATAGTTAGTATCATACTTCATAATTTCACCGGTAGGTTTACTTTGAAACCAATGTCCAGGTTCTATCAATTCATAATTATCAATCATATTAAACTTTATTATTAAATTTATTAAACAATACAAATGGATCGTGACCAAGCTGATGGTCAGGAATCTGATGCAATTCAAATACCTTAGGTTCATTTATATATGACTGTAGCCATAGACCTTGGTCATCATCAACTAAACCTTTTTCTTGTAAATCAACAAAAGATTGTGTCATTAGGTCGGACATTTTTTGCCACATATCTTTATGAGCCACCACTTTTGCACCCAAGATATAAACATCATTATTAAGAACAGCGTGGTCTATTGGTTTATCATCATATGGTTTGTAATTGAATAGGTGAATTTTTGTTTCATCAAAATCATATTCCCATATTTTACTAGCAGGAATATTATTTTCACTACGGCAATAACCAAAATCAATCCATGCAACCATATCATTTTGTGTATAATTATATTTGACAGCCATATTTGCAAAGTATGCTTTCAGATTAGTCACAAGAACATAATCAGGATTCCAATATTCTGGATTTCTTACTTGTTGAGGATTAACTTTCTTTTGGAATTCAGGATCTTTTTGAACATTAATGATTAAATCTCTCATATTAGAAAAATGACTATTCACATCAATTGGAATAATTTTTGTTGTGTCTAAACGGTCTTTACATATATCAATTACCTTATGTTTTAAATCATCTGACGTGAAAACAGTAATGTCATTTTCCAATTTGCATAGATTACTAAATCTTTCTAGATAAGTATCAGTTGTTCTATGCAAATAATGCGGTAGTCCTTTATCTGGTGTCCATTCACCACGACCAATATCAAAGAAAGCCGTTACTATTGAAATTTTACTCATTATGCAGTCCTGTAAACAAACATCTGTGATTCATCATCTTGTCCATATGTTACACGAACAAACTCTTTCCATTGTGGAACTCTATCATATTGATGAACAATAGCAAATGGTTTATCTTTGTAATACACGATACCATCTTTTACTGTTGGTTCATCACATAATAAATTTGGTCTAAATCTGTTAATCTTTGAAGGGTCAGCAACTGTGCCGGCTTCACAAGCCCAATCGACTGTCTTAAAAACTATATCTTTAAATGGTTGTGTATTGATTAACACATTGAATACTGCTTGGTCGACAATTGGAATAGGTCTATTAACTCCGTTGGTGAAAATATGAAACACCATATCTTTTACATATTCTGCTTGACCACCAAATGTTCCAACATTAAAGATTTCTTTATCTTTGAATAATTCATAAACATATGGACCGTATGCTTGTTTGAGATTTTCATCACCCCAAGATTCATCTTCATATTTTAATCCTTCTGAAGCAATAACAAGTTTATGGTTTCCACTTTCAATAAAATCAATTGGGTTTGTTTGAAAGTAAACATCTTTGACATCTGTTGTTACGACATATCTATAATTCGTCCATGTTGCTTGTAGATAATCATAGATGGCTAAAAATCTTGCTACATGAATAGGAACATTATCTAAATCCGGCATAGGGATTAATATAAAGTTTCTTTTTTCTAATTCTATTATTGTATTATTATCAGTTTTACCAACAACTAAAATTTTATCGCCTGTAAAACCACACTTATCAATTGATTCACACCAAGGTTTTAATTGATTGTAGTTATAGTTTGTAAATGCACCAATGATTAAATCTTTTTGCGCCATGGGAAATCTCCATTATATTTGTTTGTCATAATATTATTACCGTATTCAAAGAATTCTTTCTTTACTGAACCTGCATTACCATCAACTTGATATTTTACTGTATACTCACCTGTGCAATCAAATTTAGGAAAGTGTTGTGCCATAGCTTGAAAGAATATTCTATCTTGACCCCAACCGCCATGCCATGCTGATGCTATTTTTGTTGCTACACTTGTTTTGATACAATAACAATTAGTATCTATGTGATTATAATCTCCACTAAAAACAGGCCATTTACCTAGTGATTCACAATCATCTCGACATGAATAATTTCCATCTTTGTCATAGATTTCTCGTAATGAGTATGACCAGTCTAGGTCTTTTTCTTTAATAGTATCGATACAAGATTTAACGTGATTAGGTTTTAATGATACATCTTGGTCAAGATATAATACATATTCTGTATCTATTAGATGACTGAATGCAGCATAGACTCGATGGCCATAGAAACCATTGGCACCAACATTGATTGGTAAATAACAAACTTTTAGATTTTTGTTACCAAGATAATCACTTACAATAACACTAGATGGACCTTTAAATTCTTGACCATCAATTACAACATAAACTGTTGTTGGGTAAGTTTGATTTAAAGCAGATTCAATAGCATTCCTACAAACAGGATTACCTGTTATAGGTATAATCACGGTAGCACTCATAATTAATCTCTAGTTAGTTTTAAAATTCGTTCTATTTGTTTCTCTATGATAGGTGTTCTGTTAGGCCAATATATGTATTCTTTATCGCCTGTAGAATGGAGTTTTGTAAGGAAAGGAATAATAATTTTTTCAACTTCATTCAATCTTGCTTTATAATCATCTGCTGTTTGTGCTGTATTCTTTATGACAGAATTATATTCTTCTTCTGATACTGCTGAAAATCCATAATCATTATCAGATTCATATTGTTTTGCTAACTTATCAAAATCAATTAATGCCATTATTTGTTTATCTCTATTTTAATATCATGTAGTAAATTATATAGGTCTAATAAATCCACGATGGAACTAAAGTTATTACGGAAGAATTTAGTAATCTCATTCTTTTCATATTCACGATTTCTTTTTGTTGATGGTTCTTTAGCATCAAGTATTCTATGATTTAAATCTTCTCTAATTCTATCTAACAACTTTACGCCTTCAGCCTTAGTGTCATTTATCTTACCTTCAGGTAAAATCTTTTTAAAGTAATCTCTATATCTTTCTGTAACAGAAATTTGATTGATAACGCCAGGCGGAATGTCTTCTAATTTCTTTTTAGCAATTCTTAATGCTCGACTAACATCAGGCAAATCTTCTTTTTTCTTTTCGATATAAGCCTCGACAATTTTAAATGCCTGTTCTACGCCTTTTTGGCCATGGTAAACTGAATGTTGTATATCGTCTAGTGTCATATTATTTTGCTATTACAAATTTACTGGATTCTTCTGTTCTAGATGTGACATATTGGTACATCAATCGAACAAATTTGTCACTTCTATTTTTATCTTTATCTAAAAAACTAACTATCTCTGGTATAAGAACATTGGTTACAATTAAAGCACTATATTCTTCTCTAATATTATCGTATGCTTCTTTTAACTTTTTGTTTGATTTGCCAGGATTTTCTCCCATATCTTTAACTTTTTTGTTAAATTCTTTTTTAACTTTTTCAAGCGTTGAATAAAATTTACTAGCAAATTGCTCATCTATTAAAGCAAATAGTGAATAAAATACATCGGATGAACTTACTGAGCCTCCTCTCGCTTCTCCACCAGATACCACAAATTCAGCTTTGAAAGCATTTGATGATGGATCATGCCTCATAATAATAGTTTTTTTCTTATCAGTTTTATCTAGATAGATACTCAAATATCTAGGTTGAGGTGATTTTGGTGTATACTTTTTAAAGTTATTTGTTCCATTAAATGAGAATTTTTTAATTTCATCTAACTCTTGTTTTCTATCAAAATTAACTTTTTGTAATACAACTTGTTTAGTTTGTTTTTTTAGTGATAATGGAAGTAATTGCCCACCATCAATCAAATCACTAATCAATACATTTAAATCAGCAAAACTATATCCTTTTTTATCTTTACCAGAATTATTTTTTACAGCCTCTTCAATATTATCTCTTGCTAAATCTGAAGCAAAGTAAATATCAGCAGGTGACCATTTGTTAAGGTTTGCAAAGACAGCGCCTTTTTTAGCACCTTTTGTTTTATTAAATTCTTTTTGTGTTTCATTAGCTTTCTTAAAAAGCTCTTCAATATTTTTCATTACTGGTTTATCACCACGAACAAACCATATTTCTGCTGCTTTAGGTTTTTTTATACCTTTAAAATTTGTAATAACTTTATCAATATCTTCTATAAGTTTTTTTGCTATGAGAACAGAAGAAATAAACCAATCAGGATTTTCTTTTAAAAACTTAACTATATCTTTATATGATATAGCAGGTGATTCTACATGCGAGTGAAAAATAGATTCTATTGATTTAGTTTTGTATAAACTGTCCCAATATTTAGCAAACACCTCATATGACTTATATAAATCAATATTAAATAAATCAGATACACCTTTTTTACCGCTAGTCAATAAGACATAATCTGCCAAAGCACAAAAGAGTGCTTGAGATGATTCCGATAGTGTGGTTTTATCTGCCATAAGCCTTATTTATCTAATAATTTGTATGTCTTTACCAGATGTCCAAACTTCGAGTTCTGTTCTTAATCGACCTTCCGCTTTCAATGTATCATAACGATTAGATGCCTTATTCTTCCACCAAGCAATAATATTGTTTAATTCATGCTTTTCGTAGTTTTCACCAGGTATTAATGTATCTGCTTTGCCATTGACAAAATCAACCATATTCTTAAAACCATAGTCTGAAACAAAATATCTTTTCTTTTCTGTTAGACTTTTAGCATTCTCAATCGTCTTCAAGAATGTATCACCTTCTGGTGTTCCTTTTAATGCAGCTTTAGTCATAGCAATAATCTTGGTAAATGTTCTTAACTTTCTACTAGTAGATGATTCTTCACCTTCTAATATGTCACCAACTTTGCTTTCAACAAAAGTCTTTAAGTCATTATATCTTTCACCGTGCATCATTGGTACAACATCCGAATCAGTTAAACCTTTAAATCGAATGAATGGTTTCATACCGTCATATTGAGATACCGCTTTACTACTACCATAAAGACTGGTAGTTTCAAATAGACACAGATTCATACCATATTTTTTATTACATATCTCTCTAACGGTATGTGATGTGCAAATGGCAGCTAGTAATTTACCACCTAGATAATTGAAACCAAATGGTTGAGATGGAACAATCACAAAACCCATAATACTGCTGTCATTAAAGAGTTTAGCACCCTCCGTTGTTTGCGAGAACACTTGTCCTAGCATTTCATTTCTTGGTCTCATATAAATGACTGGAGAACCTAAACGAATGAATCCTAGTATCTTTCCTGTGTTTTTCTCTCTAACTGCCAATTGTATATTTCTGCCAACTGGTGCTTTATTAACATGAGATGATGTTATTGCCAAAAGTGTTTCCCATGTTTCATTTGGTAATTCACAAACTTCGATATCCATATCATTTGGATGCATAGAAAAGTCTGAAAACAAATCATCTTCTGGCGGAAATAAAGATGATGGAATACTTTCTACATGCTTTAGTTTTTCATCTCTCATGTATTGTTCTATATTCTCAAAATTATCGAAGTAATCTTGGAACACTTTAGAACAATGTAAAGCATCTTCTCTATGTAAACTTATCATACTTTAAAGCCTTCAAATTTCTTCGTTTGTGGTTTTTGATGACCATGACCAGCATCAGCAAGACCTGTTTGAGCAGATTGTTCAATATCATAGAGTTTCATTTTAGCACGGTCAATACCAACTGTAAATCTCTTATAATGTGTTGGATCAGCATATCGATTTTTTAATTGTTTAACCATAATTTGGCCAAGTTCATCAAGTTCTTCTGAAGCAATCAAAGCAAACATCAAATCGGCAGTTGCTGGTAAACCAAATGATTCGGAAGTATCTTCAAGGCCTGGATCGGAACTTGTATAACCACTTCTTGTCGTTTGAGTTGCTGAAACAATCGGCACATTAGTTTCTACGGCAAGACCACGTAATTCTTCAGCAATGGCTTTAACATATGTGTAAGAGTTGATTGAGGCGCCAGGTTTGATTCTAGCGGAACAACAAATATTAAGATAATCAATAAAGATAATATCAGGAATAAAATTCCTTTTAAGATTGAGTTCATTTAATAATGTCCTGAAATGAATAGCAGATGCTGAAGCGGTCGGATATTCTTTAATGATAAGTTTGCCTGTAGTCATATCTCTGACTTTGGATACTTTCTTATCATAGATGTCTTTAGGTAATTCTTTCAAATCATCTAGTGTTACGTTGAGAAGATTAGCATCAATTCGTTCAGCAATCTTTTCTTCCGCCATTTCTAAAGTGATATAAAGAACATTCTTACCTTGAACCATGCAAGAAGCAGCAACATGGCACATAAACAAGCTCTTACCGACTCCTGTTCCAGCCAAAGCAATATTGAGTGTCTTTGACGGTAGACCGCCATTCGTAATTTTGTTAAAGTATTCCAAATCAAATGGAATTCTTTCTTCTTTTCTATGATAGAATTCAAATCGTTCATCGGAGTTCTCCAAATAATCATGACCAACATTTCTGTCGAAAGATACTGATAGTGCATCAGCAAGAATTTGAGGTATTGCGCCTTTATCGTGAGTTTTATCTTTGCCGTCAAGAATAGTAATTGAATTTAGAACGGCATTATAGACGGCTTTCTCTTGACAAAACTTTTCAGTCTTATCAATTAGCCATTGTATCTCCGTTTTATCTTGGCTATCTTTGCGAATCTCGCTGAGAAGATTTTCAGATTTCTCAACTTCTTCAGCTGTGAGTGCTGATTTCTCCTTAACAGCGATTGAAAGCGCCTCGATAGTCGGTGCGGCATTATACGAGGTAGTAAATTTTTCCGTTTCTTCAAAAAGAATCTTTTCTGATTTGTCAGCAAAATATTCCGCCTTTAGAAATGGTAATACTTTTCGTAAGTAGTCTTCATTGTAAATCAGATTCTTTAATATCGTTTGTTCCAGTTTCATCAGTTATATCCTGCTCAATGTTTGATGACATGATTTCAACAAGCAAATCACCAATATAGTTTTTAAATGTTTCATCTTTTTCTAACTTCCTAGGTTTATCTACCTTGGATTCTAACACATCGTAGCCAAAAAGTAAATACATTTGCTCATTCTTTTCCTCAAATTTAACCTTACCATATTTGAATAAGGTATCTTTATAAGGACCGTCTAGAAACTTTATATGTACCGACTTTTCATCTTCTTTTGGGTAGATGAAGCAGTAATCAACGCCTTCAATCATCATCTGCTCCGTTAGTTGTTTTAATTTCAGCAAAAAGATTTTCATGACCACCTTGCATAATTTCTGCTGATGCCACTCTATATTTGTTTTCAACAAATTCACGGAACTTCTTATTTGTTAAAATTGGCATCCAAAATTCTTTAGTGTCAGTTTCTTTTATACGGTATTTCTTCTCTTCCACAACACCGGTTTCCGTATCAACCTGCGAATACCAACCATTTGAAGGTTTAACAACGAAGTTGCCTTCAAGCGCAAGGTCAAGTAAACCTGACCAACGGCTAACGCCACCTTCAAACGAAACGGTAACAGGTATCTTACTTTTTTCTTTAACATATCTTGATTTCTCCACATTAATAATAAAGTTATAACCAATCACTTCCGTGCCTTCTTTTTCTTGCTGACGACCTAGAATAAAGATATTATCAGCAGAATAATATGAACCTGTTCCACCACCAACGATATCTTTAGGGAACATACCAATTTCTTTATATGTGTGATTGACAACAATCATTGGAATATTTTTAAGATTTAAATGTGGTGTAACCATTCTGAATAATGATTTAACTTGTTTTGCTCTTGACATATCAGCAACAGATTTTTGTTCTAGTGCATCTTCAACTTCTTTCTTTGAAGCAAGATTACCAATAGAATCAATAACAATAATTAATCTATCATCTCTTTCAAGATTAGATAATTGTTGCATAATGTCAAATTTTAATTCCTCAATATCTGTAAGAGGAGTATGAAGCACACGATTTGGATCAATGCCGAAGGACTCGAAATAAGATTGTGGGGAACCGAACTCTGAATCATAGAATAATAAGGCAGCATCAGGATATTTGTCCAAGTAAGATTTAGCCATCAAAAGTGAAAATGCGGTCTTAAAGTGTTTTGATGGGCCTGCCCACATTGTAAGACCTGGTGTTAAACCGCCATCTAATTTACCAGATAGTGCCACATTGATAATCGGCACCGAAGTTGGTATCATATCTTTGTCTGTAAAAAATTTAGACTTTGATAAAATGGCGGCTTCTTTGATACTACTATTTTTCTTAATCTTGTCAAGAATACTCATAATCTACCTTTCAAATTTAATTATTATCTACATCCTACGAATTGTTGTGTTGTATAACTTCTTCCGTAAGCATCATATTGTATTACTGTATTATATATCGCTTGGTATGGATATGGACACGCTACAGATGGTGTAGATGGTGCTATAACTACCGGAGGTGCATAATATCTTGGTTGTGCTAATTCATAACCAATTACTCCACCAATTAATGCTGGTCCAACCCAACCCATACCGCCATTATGATAACCTCCATGATAACCACCATGATATCCGCCATAACCACCACGGAAACCACCGTGTTCATGTGCCATTGCTGTGCTTGACACTAATAATAAACCAATCAACAACTTCTTCATTTTACTTCTCCTTTTTTTCCTTAAAAGCCAATTCAACTTTCTCATCATATGTTTGAATTGGAACTGATTGCTCTTCAAATCTTCCGTGGCCATTATGAACCATTCTTGTTTCGTATAATGGCGGAATAGTTTCACCTGAAGCACCATCTATTACAATAGACGGCTCAGGTGTATCTATTTTTGCTACATTCTTTTTTTCAACTTCAATTGTATCGTTTTGTTTCTCTACTTCCGGTTCTTTTACTTGTTCTTTAGGTTCATCATGCCATGGGTCTTCACTTACCGGTTGCCAAACTTGTTTCCAACCTTCTGGCTTTTCTTCTTCTTTCTTTGCCGCTATTCCCATATTAGCAGCTACCAATAATAACACAGCTAAGGGGTCAAATACAACCATTATTATCATGATTACCAAGCGGACAGCCTTATCTACACCATTTATATCATCTGTACCGTAAATTAATTCGGAAACATATTTGATTGGACCAATATCGGCAAGTTGTTTATTCTCTTGACTTAATAATGGCAATCTTTGTTTATTGATTGATGATAATTCTTTTTGTGTTTCTTGAATTTGTCTATCAAGTTTATTACTTGCTGTTGATGGGTCTTTAGCACGAGCAAGAAGATAGTCTAATCTATCATGTGTAATCTTTTCTTGTTGGTTTAATGTTCTTAATTCAACAGTATTTTCACCAGTTGAAATTGTAGAATCAATATGTGCTTTTGCTAAGAAACCAAAAATACCCATTGATGTGATTAGCATTAGAATTAAAACAGCAATAGTTAAATATGTTCTTAATAATACTGGTGCTGTTTTCCAATTACGATATAACCATGAAGCGGTTACTAATTTAGCAAATTCTAAAACTGAACCCATGAATACGATTGGCCAAAAAGCACCAACGAATATCTTTGCTAAACCTATGACTGAATAATAAGCTGCTATACTTGATAATAAGAATGCAGCTAAAAATGTGAAAAATATCATGAGAAGAAATCCTCCAAAGTGTTAATCTTTTCTGTTGTCCAACCCATACAATCAAGAATGATTTTAATTGGCTCTATGAATGCTTTTTCAAATTGCATATCATAATCAATATAATCATGTAAATTTAATTCTTTAGGTAATCTGCTAGGATAGGATATAACAGTATCCTTAAAGTGATTAGGCATTTTCAAATAAGCAAACTTTATCTTTTCGCCTTCTTGTATGAGATTGTATTTTTTTGTTAGTTTATTTTGTTTAATAAAGTTATTATATAAGATTGCTCCCTTTACATGAATCGGTGTTCCTGATTTATATAAAGTCACAGCATCAGAGTATTTATTTAAACCATTGATGCCACGAGGAAAAGAAATCTCTTCTGGTGGTAACTTTTTGAAATCTTCTTTAAACTTTTTAATAAACTCATGTATATCGTTTTCAGAGCCAATCATCATAAGTTTAATTGCTTCTGCCATCTTTGTTCTAATGGCAGATGGTGTTGATGACTTAATCATCTCAAGACCCATGACTTTCATCTTTGGTTCTTTATAAGCAACACCTTCGTTATTAAACACATTGAGAATGTATCGTTTCTTAGCAGTCCAAATACCTTTGTTAGCCAACGCTTCTCGTTTCATTTGCATCTTTTGGGAATATGCCTTGAGATAATCTGCTAGTTCGCCATAAGACTTATCAATGTATGGCTGAATCTTATCTTCACAGATTTTATCCATGAATTGAATAGTTTGTTCAATCGACTTATCTTTACAGAATTTATCAACGATAGGACCAAGTTTAAGATAAATTGAATCTGTATCTGAAGCAATAACATAATCTGTTTCAGTTTGTAATAACTTGTTCATATAGTCATTGAGTTTGTTTTCAATCCAACGAATTGCTAATTGACCAGATGTTGTTACTCCCAAAGCCATGCGTAAATCGTAGAATCTAAAATACTGACTACCAAGAGCACCGTAAGCACTATTAAGAGAAACTTTCTTAGCAAGTTGAAGATTATCGTATCTTGCAATTCGTTTTTCAATTTCATACTTTTTCGTGTCATCTGTTTCGTCTTCATAATCTTGTTTCGCCTTTAACATTAATTTTTTAAATTTCTTTCTATCTTCATACATTTCTTCCATCATCTTTGGTAAGAAACCCATCATATCAGTTCTAAAGAATTGACCATTTGGAGTAAGTGTTGCGTTTTGGAGTTTTGATGTATCAATCTTTTTATATAATAACTTATCAACATTAACACCTTGAGATAACACTTCTCTCATCTCATCTGTATAATCTTCTGGATCAATAAGTGTTTCAGGTGAGATATTGAATTGCATCATGAGGTGGGGGTAGAGTGAATTTAGGTCAAAGCTGGCGATATAATCATGCTTGCCTACTTGTGGGTCTTTTACATATGCGCCTTCAAATGCTGAATCTTTATCTTTAACAACTTTAGGTGGAACAATGATGTTCTTTTCAAGCAAATAAGAATATGTTAATGAATCCCACATTCTAGTTTGTGCAAAGATATCATCATAGTTTGATTTTGTATCATATGCCAAAGTTAAACCAAGTTCAATGAGTTTTAATTTGTCTTCCAATGAAACAATAAGTTCTACGTCTTTGATATTATATTCAATAAACTTTTGATGGTTCATTTTGTATAAATCATGTAGAGAATCATATTCATCATATGATATCTTTTCTTCACCAAGTTCAACTGATGCAATAGAATTAAGTTTATAGGATTCTTGTGACTTGCCACCAGGAGCATACCATCTGTATAGTTCAATGTAGTCTAAAGAAGAAACACCAAGAATATCATAGGCAATCATCTGACGATTGTTCACAACAGTTTTTCTTTCACCAATATAATTCCATGGAGAAAGTTTCTTTGCCTCATCTTCACCAAGTATTCTTCTAAATCGATTGATGATGTATGGTATATCAAAGAATTTTGTATTCCATCCAGTTACGATATCTGGACATTTTCTTGTCCATAGTTCCATAAATCTTTTACACAATGTATATTCATCACGGCATTTAACATAGATTTCTTTACCTTGAGTTTCATATGCACCAAGACCAAAGACATACATTTCGCCATTGAGATACTTAACAGCAATAGCAATAATAGGTTCATTTGCTTCGTATGGGTCTGGGAAACCATTTTCAGAACCAACTTCAATATCGATTACTGCAATTGATATCTTATCTTGGTCCCATTCAACCATACCTTTGTGTTGGTCGGCAATAAACGCATACTCATATTTTGTATTACCATATATTTTAGGACCATTTGACACACCATCGAATTGTTTGATATAATCTCTAGCGTCTTTCATGGTACCAAATACTTTTTGGTCGAGGTAATCACCTTCAAGTGTTGTGAAGTTTGTTATACGTTTGGATGGAACAAAAAGAGATGGAGAATATTCAATTCTCTGTTTTACTCTTTTGCCATCCATAACACCTCGATAGAGAATGTTATTGCCAAAACTTTGAACATTAGTGTAAAAGTTACTCATTATCCTGTGATGATTTT